GAGCCGAGTGACCAACCGGTTGTATTGCCAAGCTCGGCATCACCATTTCCTGCGTTTGGTGTATTGCTTGAAAGGCTTGCGGTATAAACAGATAGATAATTTTTAGAACCGCTACCGGTAGGTGATGAAGATCCAGATCCATTTGGTTGAAACATTTAAACCTTTTAAAAAGCCTAGCCATCCGAACGCCAGTGCGAACAGCCAGGCCAAACGTAAATTAAATAACTCCGAATCGTGTCACTACGTCTTGTAGTGGACGCACAACAATATCTACTGACAATCCTGTAACGGCCGTATTTGCTGCGCCAGTCACGAACATAAGAACATCATTCGGCAAAAGCACAGTACTCGCACCGAACAGAATTCCCGTCGATACAATCCCACTGGTACCAAATGCCTGAACGACATTCGACGTGCCGGTCGCAATCGTAATTGCCGTTGCTCCAGCACCGACAATAAATCGGTTAGCCACAACAGCTACCGTAGGAGCGCCAGACAAACCGAATGCCGCTAGCATTCCGCCTTCGACCACACATGCACTCGGTACATTGGCAATAATTCCAGTTACACCGGTCGCCGTAGCGCCAGCTTTAGTCGAGAGCACAATCCGTTGTTCGGATGCGTCTTTTGTTCTATTTAGATTTCCCATTTACAATTTCCTTTCAAGTTTATTTTCAAATTCTCTTTTTCGTTCTTTCTTCATCATGCTTGCCGTGTTCACATCACTAAATGTCTTTTTAAATTGGCCTCTAAACTCAGACATAAAACTCTCGATCGAGTTTCTCTTGTCTTTCTCGAACATTTCGTTTTGCTTAATCGTCGATTGAATAGACTCTTCGGCTAAATCCCTGTTCCATAAGTCGATCGCCTTTAGGCGATTCATTATAGGGATTGATCCCCACTCGACAGGTCTGCCGGTAGTCTTCCAATTATCAGTTAAAGCAAATACGAAATGCGGAGAAGAACGTAAGAATAAAATATCCATCCCATCAACGTTATATGGTTCCCATTTGAACCCTCGCCTATAAACGCAGAGCATCCAGTCCCTTTGCTCACAGTAGAGTTCGGGATCATGTCGTTTAACGAGTCTGTTAATCGTATCCTTACGCCCCAATTTAAAAACCTCTCTAAAATAAATTACGCCGGTGACGTGTAGTTAGTTAGCACAGCACAAGCGCCGGGCTGTTCGTTAAACAGATTCGCAAAAAACCGTAGACGTACTTCGAGTTCATCTTGTTCAGATTGCGCGATGTACATGCTGCCTGTTTCATCAGCGAATTCCATTTCAGCCAATACATAAAGCTTCAATACTTCGGCTGGAAGCATTGCGATTTTTGACGGCATATCTTTATCAGGGACGACAGAGATTCCGTTGAAATCCAAATAGAATTGGCCTTTGCTACCAAAGCTGCCATCACCTTCAAGCGTATTGTTGTAACGCTTATCGGCTGTTAGCAATTTCTGATAATAGCGAAGTGTTGTGAAGTCAGTGAATACAGCATTGTATTTTCCGACATTACCGCGGCGTAGACCTTCATTAAACGGTGTCTGCATAGCATCGATCGATAGTGCTGCGGCCGAATTATCGGTCACGTTACCTTGATATCCGATGCTCTTTGAACGATCGACGTTATAAATCGTGGTCGTTGCACCATCGAGTGCATAGAATAGCCCCTGCATTTCTTGGCCAAGCGAATTTGTACGAATTAGCGAAGTGCTAGTCGTAGTTGTGATCGCCTGATCAAGAGTCAAAGTCGCAGTAGTTGAATTAGCGTCTCCGCTTGCAATTGCAACAACTGTAATTCCCGATGCCACTACTGCACCTGATACAACCGTATCAAATACGGTTCCAACATCGATGTACTTAAGAGCAGGTTCGTTTGCCGACCGGCCTTTAACGACAAGAGACGTTGATGCGCTTGATGCGGTATTAACAAGTGCTACTGTACCGGTACCATCCCAGTTAAGCTGACGATTAATATCAGCTTTAAGATCGTTGTAACCTTGCTCTAGTTCATATGCTGCTGAACGAACAAAGCTACCAATATCTGATTGCGACGCTTTGATCATTGGTCCCGTAACACCGAAGCGAAGATAGTTATATTTCGCGAGGATCAATGCTTGAACCGTAGTTTGACGACCGACCTGCGGCAATGTTCCGCCATCAGATGTCGCACCAATACCAGGGTTACGAACCGTTCTTAATGGCCGCACTACCTGATATCCACTCCAACCTTGCTTTACCTTTTCGGCTGCACGGTAAACTGGAATGTTTTCGCTCAAAAGATCAATGATCGGACCTTGGTAGTAATTCTTTAACTCTGCCAAGCCAGAGGTTACATTTTGAAAACTGTTTGCCATAAATTCCTCTTATAATTTAAAAAGCGATTAAGCCTGCCCTTGCTTTAATGTGGCAATTGCGTGCTCGGTTACTTCTCTTAAGCTTTTAAATTTCTTAGGAGCTTCACCGGACACACCGCCGCCTGCACCATCGCCGCGGGCTTTCTTATTCGCTTGTGTTTGTTGTTTAACTGTTGCCGAGTATCTGGCCTTATAATGGGCATCCATTTGATCTTGGACTTGCTTATAAACTTGATCCACGAGTTCGTCGGTAACTTCCTGACCGTTTGTGTGCAGGTCATAAAGGCGTGCGAGTGCGAGGTCTGGAATAGCGTTCGGAAATTTCTTTTGCGCTGAATCCAACATGCGATTTAGTACGACCTCGTTTTTTGTTACCTGTTGCTCGTTATAAAATTTCTCAAGAGTATCGAGTCTCGAGAGCATTTGAATGTCCGGTTGATTTTGCGGCGGTTGATGCGGTTGTTGGCCTTGGTTCGGCGAAACCATATTCTGCAAATAAGCATGAAACTTTTGCGGATAGATTTTTATGAACTGGTCAATTAATCGCGAATCTTGTTGGACTTTTAAAAGATCAGCCGCGAGATTCTCGTAATACTTTTGTTCACTTTCAAACGTTTTACGTTGCTCAGCTAGACTGGTTGTCTTTTTAGTGTAGTCCTCTTGCCGTAAAATGGCCTTCTCAAGGTCTTTCGGCGTCCATTCTTTACCTTGATACTTAAACTTGTCGAGCTTATCAATCTCGTAGAGTGCTTGCGCTTGCTCTTGCTCTTGAGTTGTTGATGAAGCTGTATGATCGATCGGAGTTGGCTCGACGTGACTGGATTCAGCGCCACTGCCTGGTTGTTCTAAAGTTTCCATCCCTGGATGTCCCCCTGTTAAAAATTATTCCTTCGATTGTTTAATGTTTGGATATTTCTCTTGAACTTTGCGTCTTACTTGAGCTTGTTCCGCTGGCGTTCCATGCTGCGAAACTCGAGCTAAAGCGTTACGAGCGTGAGATTCATCCTCGATCGGATATTTTCTCTCGTTCGGCAACGCAAAATTACCGGTTTTAATATGACTGCGATCTAAAGCCGTTAGCTTATGCTGTTTAATCTTTTTCTTTATCGCTTGGCCCATATAATCCATGTCGTGCTCACTTTTTATGTGCCGCTTTTAAAGCAGCAGCACGCTCGTGAAGTGATAACGGCTTATGCTGTCCACCAATTGCATGATGTTCTTTTGCCTTGAGTGCCAACATACTTGGGCTTTCTGGCTGTGCGGCTGGCGGTGCCTGATCAACATTTGACATGTCATTTGACGGCGGTTGCCCGGGCTGACCTTTACCCAATTCTGGAGCACGGTCTGAACCCATTTGTTGCTGTTCGTCTTGTTCTTCTTGCGGAGTTTCACTCGCCTCTTCTTGTGGACTGCCTTCTGGCGGTCCAGCTAAATGCGCTGCCGGATGATGGCCGCCTTTATGAAGGCCTTCCATCTTTCGTTTTATTGCTTCTTTCATTGCGTCCATTTCATGCTCCTTGTGTAATTGGTGAGTTAAGATTAGCGCCGATCGGTGGGCCCTGATCTGGCGGCGGTCCTTGCGGAGAAGCTCCAGCCGTCCCTGGCTGTTGCGGCCCTCCTTGGCCTTGAGCAAACATGTTATGCATCGTATCGACCATGTGCTGGGCCATCATTTGCTGTTGTGGAATTTGAGGATTTGTAATTGAAACCAATGCCTGTATGTGCCACTCAACAACCCAGTTGAGCATGGCCTTTTGTTTCATAGACATTTGTTCGAACTTATCTGTTTTACGATACGCGTTTAGTTCCTGAACGAACAGTCCGTGATTATCCCACTCGTGATTTTCAGGCATGTTGCCAGCTTCGAGCGCCATAATGGCTTTTTTAATCTGCCCTTGATCTAACGCTTGGTCCTTCCACATTTCGGCTACATCGCCGAACTCCATCATTTTTAAAACTTTAGCCCTGAGCTTCGCATCCTGCGGATCGCCCAAAAGACCAAGCTGAAATGCGTTGATGATATCTTGGCGCTTTAAGACTTTAGAATTAGGAACTGTTGAACCAGGAATACAAATAACATCTGTATTCCCATCAATGTCCGAGCCGATAAATTCCTTAACGGCATACTCAAGCCCATCGCCGGCGATCTTTAAGATTCTAGGCAGAACGTAATACTTAGAAATGTACTTTAAAAGAATTGAACAAACCCGCGAATAACCGACTTCGTTTCTCGATGTTTGAACTGAAATCCGTGTTTGATCTTGTTCTTGCAATAACGCCATTCCACGAAACGGCATCGAAGCGCCCGGCGATATACCTTGCGAAACTTCATTCAACCCGGACACTTGGTTAAACTCATCGTCTAATTTATTCAGATCTTCATAAGCATACTGCGGAATCATTGGCGTCATCATTGGCTGTGGAGGTGCTGCGTTGACGACTGGGTTATATTCCACAACTTCGCCAGATTCATTGTTTAGAGATTCTTGGCCAAGGCCGTGTCCCTTTGCCGCAAGATATTTACCTGCGAGCATTTTTCTAATCCATTCGGCCATTTTAGTTCTAAGAACGTTGTATTGATCTTGAATTGGGCGAAGGTGCGTGACGATGGCTTCTGAATGGTAGCGGCCGGCGACGATAATATCATCGAACTTTACAATGTCGAACTCCCCAACCGGCAATTCTTTATCTTCAAGAAGCACGCCATTTGCCATCGATATTTGACGACCGTTTGGATAGTCCTTTGATCGGCGTTCATAATAGATAATTTCAATGGCTGAGTTTTTCTGTTGGTCGTGGGTTTGTGATCCAATGATGCCGACAGACGTTAAAGAATTGATTTTCATGTCGTAGATCGCCGACAGTAGCCACGAGTCTTCTTCTTTTACAGCCGCACCACGATCCGGATAATGATCTTTAAAATAGTCGAGCTTTCTAACTTTGGCTTTTATGATCCACTGTGCTTCGTCTAATTTCTTAGCTAGCGGATCTACGAACACCTCTAGGCAATTAAGAATATCAATTCTAACGTCACCTTCATACCCAGTCATTTCCTGAGTTTCAGGATCAATCATTGGCTGCCCAGCCATGTCGTCCCAAAGGACCTGCAAATATGCGACTCCACCTTCCATTGCATTTAGCAATAGTTCCTGGCGGACTTCAGTGAAGTGCAGTTCGTCGAGCTTATTGTTTAATATGTCGAGAGATAACCTTGCAGAGTCCTTGTCTTCGGTCGAGTTAGAATTTGGGCGTACATCATATTTAGGCGGAGATTGCGTAAGTCTCGCGAGTCTGTTTTGGACAGTCGGCAGGATTTTATTGATCTTGAATTGATTTCTCGTTAACCGGCGCTTTGGATCAACGTTACGGAATTGTTTGTACTGCGAATCAAACATTATTCCGTTGTAGCCAAGTGTATAAGCAATGTTGGTCAGATAGACGTTTTCTAAAGCAACTCTAGAATTGGTTGTTCTAACAAGATCAATTTTGTTTTTTATGTACTCGACGAGTTTAGTTTCGTCTGGCGTTTGTTCAACGGCATCTTTAACGGGCGGAAGTTGTGCCTCACCCTTTGGCGATAGAATTTTGTCAGCAATATCAGAAAATAAACTCAAAGACCAACCATCCTATTAACTTCTGAAAGATAGGCACGCTCTTCTTCTTCTTCGCGCACGAGATCTTCTTTTGACTTACCGCCTGGATGGTTAGCGGTCGCCAGCTTTAGATTTTCACTTTGCACGTACTCTGTAAAGTCCTTACACATGCTTTTATCGAGAACTTTCTGAAATTCTTTAGTCCAATGAATGAACTGATAGATATTGAGTCCCAATAAAACCAAAACTGTAAAACCGTAGACATATTCGTTCATTGCTTCTTTTTTAAACTCACTAAATGTTGATTGTACTGTTCAACAGACATGCGCTCGAGCCGCTCTATTTCTTCTCGTGTGCCTTTTACGTAGACCTTAATGCCCGGCGAACCATACGTTAGACTCTTCGTGTTAGGATCTTTGGTTAGGTAGCGAAATAGGCGTTCTGAAACTTCTAAGTAGTCACGGCCGGCGAGTTGTGACTGACCGATCGCCATTCTGAACTCTTCAGGATTATCGAGTGTTTTTTCTAGTAGATCGAATTTGTCGACTATTTCATTCGTTTGTTCGCCCAGAGTCTCTTGGATCTTTACCGAGCCTGAGCTGCTCGATGAACCATTTCTCGTAGGTTGGGCTGTTGGGTGAGTTTGGTTTTTTGGTAGGTTCATCTTTTTCCTCCGGTGGATAGTAAATATATTCGTGACTTGCTAATGAATCGATAAGGTCGTCGTGCGACGCCCTCGGGAACTTTAAGAGTTCGAGTTCTAAATCTGTTAGCCCTTTGTTTAACCATACATGTCCCCATTCGAATCTTGGGACGAGTGATAGGATTCTAGATTGTTTAGTCCTGTTTGTAGGAGGCATAACATCTTTGACTGGGAGAATAGTATTACGCCGGCGCATTTCTTCATCGAGAAAATAAAGAAGTGCTTTCTGATACGCCACTGATTCGATGCCGATGATATTTGGCTTAAACTGTCTGTTAAGTTCAAAGATAAGGTTAATTGTCTCAGTCGGAGTGATCTGATATCGACGTGCAAACGGTACGTACCAGTTTTTACTAATGTCAACGTGGACAACCGTAACGCCCGTATAGTCAGAACCATCAGCTTCGGATAAAGCAGGATCAATGTGGATAAATGTCGTAAACTTTGTTGGTAAAGATTCGTAGTATTTGAACCAGTCTCTTTTGAACGTTTGTTTTTCGAGCGGAATAATCTCGTTAAGATATTGGTTGGCGAAAATGTACGAACCCATCGTCCGTTTTGCAGATTCGAGAAACTCTTGAGTGAGTTTTTCTGGAAAGAATAATGAGCCGTCGTCATTGTAGGCTTTTTTATAAACTACACTCCATTTCAAGTTTCATCCGTCTCGATTTCGACAATTGTTGTACAGTTTGGATAAATTATCTCGGCATGCTTTCGCTTCTTAAGGTTGTAAATCGTCTCGCCTAAGCATCCCGATCGTTTAAGGGCCTTATAAAGCTGCGACAGAGTTTTAAATTTCTTAGAATATTCTTTTTTCGATCCGTCTTTAAAAACAGTGGTCTCTTTTATTTTAACCATGTCGTTCTCAGTGATCATTTATGCGACCTCGTAAATGCCGGTAACAGGCTCGTCATCGACCTTTAGTTCGTTCTTTAATAAATATCCGATCACGTCGTTTTCAGAATATCTCGTGCCTATAACGATGAGTGTTCCTTCTGGTTCTAAAATGGATATTAAGTATCGGAAATAATTTAATACCTTTTCGGCATTTTCAATTGTGTTTGTATTGTCTGGCGAATTTAGGTCGTCACAGATAATCGTCTTGTAGTGCTGGCCAACTTTGGTTGTCCCAATGCCGCCGGCCGTAACGGATGCTTCTTTATAAATGCGTGTGCGCTGGGCAATCGTAATTTCGCCTTCGTTCCAAGTATCGCCCCTAAACGCGCCGAAAACAGTGCTAATGGTTGGCGATTCCATGTGCTGTTTTATTTCACGAAGAAACGTTTTTGAATTCGTATACAGTTCGGACGTAATTAGAATGCGGTCGTCTGGATCATTAATTAGTCGAAAGATCGGATATCCGACGCAGGCGATAGAGGATTTTAACGATCCCCGCGGTAGTACAACAAGTTTGCGTTTTGTGTCCGCCTCGAGTGCGTCGATTAGATCAGTATGGGTTTGAAGCGTGACTTCATTGTACTTAAGAGCATTACGGCAAAGCGTATAAAGGTCACGTCTGTAGTGATCTTTTAAGGTAAGAGTTAAAGCTAGTACCTGTTTATCGTCAGGCAAGGTACTTATAATTTCTTTCGGTCCTCTAGACACGCTTTGGCTCCAAGAAGTTCATTTAAAAGATGTTCTTTAATTGGATCAGTTTGAGAGACCTGGCCCTTATGCTCGATCTTCTCGACGTAATAACCACGTACCTTACCGTAGAGTGCCATGTGGCCGAGTCGATCTTTAGCATCGTCGTCAAAGCCGCGGCTACGAAGTTTTCTGGAATATGAAATGTAGTCTTTAATGCGACCTTTTTTTATAGCTGCCGCAAAACGCCGCTCAATCGTGTCTTTAGATACGCCGAGAACTAAAGCAACTTCTTCGTTCGTACAGCCGATTGCGCCAAGGGCTTCAATTTCTTCGGCATTTAGTTTCTTCTTAGGCCTTGCCATTAATCATTACCTAAAAAGCCTTTTTGGACTTTCCTTAGTTTGTCGGCTTCGGATAGATTTTCATCTTGATGAAGTTGGTCGTCTGGGTCGGCACCTTGGGCCGCAAGATCCGCATCGACTCGCTGATCGACCGGCTGGAATGCATTTGAGAGTTTTTGTTTCAGGGATTGCGCCCACGATGACAGGGCTGGCCCCTTTGACGAACTGGATGAATTATCGTCTGGCATTACATTGCCTTTCCGGTGAATCAGATCGTCTTGTAGTTATTACAATATGTCAAC